ACAAAAAAAATTAAACGAGCTTGAGGGTGTTAAAGGAACAGGCGCGGATTATTTACATACAGTTCTTGAAATGCATGTTGATTTAAATTTAGATGACTTTGAAGATTTTGATGACAAAGCTAAAAAAATAAAAATTCCATACATTGTAACTATCGATGAAGGTAGTGGAGAAGTTTTATCTATCTATAGAAACTACAAACCTGAAGATCCTACTTATCAGAGAACAGAATATTTTGTACATTACAAATTTTTACCTGGTTTAGGTTTTTATGGATTTGGTTTAACTCACATGATCGGTGGCCTGTCTCAAGCAGCAACACAATCTTTACGACAATTGATTGATGCAGGTACTTTAAAAAATTTACCAGCAGGATTTAAATCACGTGGTATCAGAGTTAGAGATGATGACCAACCAATTCAACCAGGAGAGTTTAGAGATGTAGATGCACCTGGTGGAAATATAAGAGATCAATTTTTTAATTTACCATTTACAGAACCATCACCAACTTTATACAACTTAATGGGATTTGTAGTTCAAGCGGGACAAAAGTTTGCTGCAATTACAGACTCTAGTGTTGGTAATGATACACAAAACAGAGCTGTTGGAACTACTATGGCGCTGATGGAAAGAGGATCACGTGTTATGAGTGGTGTTCACAAAAGATGTTACTACGCAATGAGACTAGAATTTAAAATTTTAGCAAGAATTTGTGGTGAATACTTACCACCAGAATATCCTTATGATGTTTACGGTGGCCCAAGACAAATTAAACAATCAGATTTTGATAACAGAGTAGATATTTTACCTGTTGCAGATCCAAATATTATGTCTATGGCTCAAAGAGTAACTTTAGCACAATCACAATTACAAATTGCACAGTCAAATCCACAAATGCACAACTTACACGAAGCATATAGACGTGTTTACGAAGCACTTGGTACAAAAACTATAGATCAAATTCTAAAACCACCACCAAAACAACCAGAACCTTTAGATCCTGCAAAAGAAAATGCACGTGCACTTCAAATGAAGTTGCTTACAGCGTTTGAATTTCAAGATCATGATGCTCACATTGCTGCGCACATGGCATTTATGGCATCAAGAATGGTTCAAATCAATCCTCAGGTGTATGCATTACTTCAATCACACATTTCTGATCACATTTCATTTAAAGCTAAAGCACAAGTGAAACAAATGATCATGGATAATCCTGAAATGGCACAAATGGCACAACAGGACCCTCAACAGTTTGAAATTATGTTTGAAGCTGAAGTTGCAAAGGTTGCAGCACAGATAACTCAAGAGTTAGTTCAGACTGAAAATGCAAATCAGAATAAAGAAGATCCATTAATTAAAATAAAACAACAAGAAATTGATTTAAGAGCAATGGATTTACAAAGAAAAGCTGAAGAAACTAGATTTAGAGCAGATCAAGAAAATCAAAGGGCAGCGGAACGTTTAGAGTTTGATTATGATAGACTTGCACAACAAGATTCACAGTCAGATGAAAGATTAGATGTTGCTAGAGAAAAACTTGCGAAGAAATAACGAAAAAGGTTTAAGTGGAGGAGTACGATCTGGGCCACCGCCTAAGAGAGGACCAAACCCACAGGGGATCTCAGTTAAAAATGCTAAAAAATTCCTACGAAAGTCTGTCAGAAAAAAATAAAATACTCTTTCTAGCTGGTCTTTTTGATGGTGAAGGAAGTTTTGGAATTTGGGGTAAAGGAAACGGAAGAAAAACATTTCAATGTGGTATTGAGATGTGTGATAAAGATATTTTAGATAGATTCTCTGATTTTTTTGGTGGTAATGTTATGAAAGTGAGAGTTAGAAAGCCTCATTGGACTCAAACCTGGAGATGGAGACTATCCGGTACTAGGGCTTACGAATGTATTGATATTTTGATAGAATATATGTGTTTAAGAAGACAGGAGAAATATTATAATGTGGTTAAGCGCAATCAAATTAGCTGTTAGTGCTGGAAGTAAAATTTACGCTAACAAACAAAAAGCAAAAGTAGCAATGTCAGACGCACAACTGCTACATGCAGAGCGTCAAGCTCGTGGTGAAGAAGCTTACCAGGGAAAATTGTTAGAGGCACGTCAAAACGATTTTAAGGATGAATTTGTTTTGGTAATTCTCTCGGCGCCCATCATTGTGCTGGCCTGGGGAGTATTTTCAGACAATCCAGTAGCTATGGACAAAGTAAAAATTTTCTTTGAACACTTTGCAGCACTGCCAACCTGGTTTTCTACACTTTGGATTCTTGTCGTGGGAAGTATTTTTGGTATAAAGGGAACTCAAATTTTTAAAAACGGAGGAAAAAAATGAAATATTTAGTAACATTGATATATCACTGGTCAACTAAATTAACTTCATGGTCTTGGACTAAATTATATGGAGATAGAACAACAGGGTTAGGATATAAAAAATGAATTTAGAAAGAGATTTACAAAAATTAAGAAAAGAGAAACAGATGAAAGAATCTGCTACTGCTCAACTACGTAAAAGAAGTAAAGATTCAATTGCTAGACCTAAAGCAGAAAAAAATATATTATCAACAGACCCAAGGATGCAACAGATATGACAAAACTATGTGCAAGAGGTAAATCAGCTGCCAAAAGAAAATTTAAAGTTTATCCATCAGCATATGCAAACGCATACGCTTCAAAAATATGTGCAGGAAAAGCAAAAGACCCATCAGGAGTAAAAAGAAAAGATTGGGGACCTAAAAAAGCTTCAAAAGGTGCTGAAATAAAAGTTATTAAAGCTAAAAAAGGTGTAGACGTAGCTCCTTACTTAATTAAACAAACAACTCAAAGTGGTAAAACAAAAGTAGATGATCAAGGAGTTGGTTTAGATATTTATTCGAAATATGGTAATTTTGGTATTAGCAAAAATAAAAATACACAATCATCTGGTGGTAGTTCTTTAAAAACTAAATCAAAAAATATTACTTACGGTAAAAATATAAAAGTTGGAAAATCAAGTAATGTAACTATTGAAGGTAACTACGGAAAATCAAAAAATAAATTTAATAAAAGAACCACTAAGGGTGGTAAAATAACTTTTACTAAAAAGTTTTCTGAAGGTGGTTCACTAAATACAGCTTCACATATGCAAGAAATGAAAAAGGGTAAAGTTAAAATTAATAAAATTATTAAAGGATTAAAAAAAGCATCTAAAACACACGCAGGACAAGCAAAGAGTTTAAGTACAATAAAATTGTCTAGAGGGGGTGGTGCAGCTATTAGAGGACTTAATTTTCAAGGTGTAAAGTAATGAATAAAAAAGGTTCATGTTGGGAAGGCTATATGCAAAAAGGCATGAAGAAAAAAGGGAATCGAATGGTTCCAAACTGTGTGCCTGCTATGAAAACAGGTGGACTAACAAAATGGTTTAATGAAAAATGGGTAGATATTGGAGCAAAGAAAAAAGGTGGCAAGTTTCAAGAGTGTGGAAGAAAATCTGCCAGTGGTTCAAAAAGGAAGTACCCGAAGTGCGTACCACTTGCAAAAGCCACAGCGATGACAAAGTCGCAAAAGGCATCTGCTGTAGCCAGAAAAAGAATGGCAAGTAATGCAGGGCCAAAACCAACTAACGTAAGGACATAAAATGTGGAAATGGATAAAAAAACTATTTAGACCTTGGAAACTAAATAAAGTATCACCAGATATTACATCAGTAAAACCAAAGGTGGACTTAACAGGTCTTACTAAAGGTGATATAAAGAAGTTAATCAAACAAGGTAAAATATAATGTCAGAAAAAAAAAGAAATTTTTTAAAATTTATAAAATCAGGAACATATACCGACAAGAGTGGTAATAGAACTAACACAGACAAAGCAGCTTCAAGAGTAAAAAAAATTGATTTAGATTTAGAAACAATGAAACCAGCATCTACTAAAAAAATGAAACATGGTGGCTTTTGTAGAGGTGCTGGTGCAGCAATCAAAGGCACTAAATTCGAAGGCGTTTTTTAGTTTACAAAAACACTAAATAATATATAAATTTGCAATGAGTTTACGAGCAACATTGCTACATGCATTAGAAGATAGATATAATGCTCAGATATCTGAAGCAGATGCAACTATACAAATATATTTAGAAAAACCTGTAGCGATTGGTGAGCATCCACAACACCTTGACGAAATAGATAAGCTAATTACAAAAATAGCTGAAGCTGAAGAAAAAATAGAAGTGCTTCAACAATTCAAATTATGATAGGTGGCGATAGTAAAGAATACGAAATATTAATAGAAGCCTGTGAATCCTTAACATCAGATAATTTATTTACAGTAGAGATAGGGGTGAGGCAGGGATTAGGTTCTAAGTTAATCCTTGAAAACCTTAAACATAAAAAACACTGGCACATTGGTATAGATCCTTACGGCAATATATCTTACCCACATTTTGATGACCAACCTTCAATTGTTTGTAATTATACAAATAGTATGAAAGTTGATTTATTAAGAGACTTAAACTTTGAAAATTTTACATTGTACCAATTAGATGATGATGAATTTATGAAAAGTTTTTATGATGGTGTACCTATTTACAGAGAAAAAAAAGAAACCATAAATACTTATGATTTAGTTCATTTTGACGGACCACACAAAACTGTTGATGTTATTAATGAAGCAATTTTTTTTGGAAAAAGATCTAAACCTGGATCAGTGTTTGTCTTTGATGATTATCCTTATTATGACATGGATGCAGTATTAAAAATAATAGTAAACGAATATGGTTTTCAATTATTAAAACAAGGTAAAAGTAAAATTTCATTAAAAAGAAAATAATGGATATAGATACAATATCACTCGTACAACATAGAGTTAAAAAACGTTTAGCTCGTCTCAAGTCACACGCTATATATAGTGTTGACACCATGGAGAAACTACAATATGTTAGGGGTCAAATCAGATCTTTAGAAGATCTGCAACAGGATCTTAAAGACCTGCTGACAACAACGGAGTACGATGATGAACAAGTCCACGGAGACACCGAAACGGACTGAAGCGCTTCTAGATGCTTACAAAGCTAAAGAAGAAATTGAAACAGTCCTTGATCCAAAAGCGATCGATAAATCAACATTAGAAAGTTTACCAACACCAACTGGTTATAGAATTTTAGTTCTGCCATATGCAGGACCAAAAAAAACTAAAGGTGGTTTATGGCTTTCTGATGCAACACAAGAAACAATACAAATGACTACAGTTTGTGGTCTTGTATTAAAAATGGGAGATCTTTGTTATCACGATAAAGATAAATTTCCAAAAGGGCCTTGGTGTAAACTAAATGAATGGGTTATTTTTAGTAGATACGCAGGTTCAAGATTCAAAATAGACGGAGGAGAAGTAAGAGTTTTAAATGATGATGAAGTCATTTCAACTATAAGCGACCCTAACGATATTTTGCACCACTATTAGGAGGACTAAATGGCAGACATACAAGAAAAAAATCCAGAAGTAGAAATAGACACATCTGGTGTTAATGAACAAACAATAGAAGTAGACGCACCAAAAGTTTCAGATGAAGCTTTTGAAAAAAAACAAGATGTAGATTTAGGTTATGTAGATGTAAGTGGTGGTGGAAAAACTGCTAAGGAACTTTTACAAGAAACTAAAGAAGAACCTACAACTGAAGTAAAAACTGAAACACAAGTTGAACAAGTAGAAGAAAAAGAAGAAGACACTGGTCTTCAAGATTATTCTGATAAAGTTCAAAAAAGAATAAAAAAGTTAACCTTTCAAGCTAAAGAAGCAGAACGTAGAGAAAGAGCCGCTGTAGAATATGCGAAAGGATTAAAAACTAAGTATGAAAGTGCTGAGAAGAGATTCGAAGAAACTGATACTAATTATCTTAATGAATATAATGCTAGAATCGATTCAGAAAGAGATAAAGCAAAATCTGAATTAAAAGTAGCTTTAGATTCTCAAGATGCAGAATTAATTATGGAAGCTCAAGATAAGCTTACAAAATTAGCTGTAGAAAAAGAAAAAGTTTCGATAACTCTTGGTGAAAAAGAGTCTAGAAAAAAAGAAATAGAATCACAACCTGTTGAACAACAAAACCAGGCACCACAACCACAAATTAGCACTAGAGCTCAAGAATGGGCTACAGATAATGAATGGTTTGGTTCTGATAGAGTATTAACTTCTGCTGCTATGGGAATACACGAAGACCTTTTGCAGGAGGGAATTGACGCGGAGAGTGATGGCTATTATAATCAAATCAACAAACGTATGAAGGAGTATTTTCCTCAGAAATTTGCCGAATCTTCTACTGAAGAAACAACAAAAGCTACACCCGTCCAAAACGTAGCTTCTGTTAGCAGAAGATCAGGTGGACGCAAGTCTGTGAAACTCACCAAATCACAGGTAGTTATCGCTAAGAAATTAGGGGTGCCACTAGAGGAATACGCAAAATACGTGAAGGAAGGATCTTAATATGAATACTAAAGTAAAAACTTCACGCGAGTCTGAATCTAGAATTAAACTTTCTAGAAAGAAAGATTGGACTCCACCATCCAGTTTGGATGCGCCAGCTGCACCGCAAGGTTATGCACACAGATGGATAAGAACTTCTACTAACGGTTTCGAAGATCCAGGTAATGTATCTAAGAAATTAAGAGAAGGATGGGAATTTGTAAAAGCCGAAACTATTTTAAGTGAACTCGGTGAACATGATTACCCAGTTATTCATGAAGGCAAACATGCTGGTCTGATCGGAATTGGTGGCCTTGTGTTGGCAAGGATACCGGAGGAGATATTGAAAAGTCGTGCTGAGTATTTTAGAAAAATTACTCAAGATAGAACAGACGCGATAGATCGAGATCTTATGAAGGAGCAACACCCGGACATGCCTATCAATATTGATAGACAGTCTAGAGTTACCTTTGGTGGTGGTCGTAAGAAATAATTTTTTTGCACTACCTACTACAGATAGCTTGGATTAATATAAACTAACTAAGTTAAGGAGAACTGACAATGTCAAATCAACTGGAAAAGTTTGGTCTTAGACCATACAGAAAACTAGATGGTACACCATTAGCAGGAGCCCAAAACAGATACACAATTGCAGCAGGTTATGCGACTGCGATATTCCAAGGTGACTTGGTACAGCCTACTACGGCTGGTAATATCGAAAGACATACTGGCAATACAAGTGATGCTGTTGTGGGTGTTTTTAACGGAGTGTTTTACAACGATCCAACTACTCAAAAGCCAACGTACGGAAATTACTACCCTGGTTCAATCACACCAACTCAAGGCGATATTACTGCCTTTGTTGTTGATGATCCAGATGCAGTATTTTTAATGGACGCAGACGAGGCTTTTACTAGAGCGGACTTGTTCAA